TTGAGTTCAGCGGAGCATCAGCAGGCCGTAGCCACCGAGGATGAGGCCTTCCGCTTCCTAAGCGACGTGATGCGCGGGGCGCTCACGGAGCCCGGCGGGAAGCCGGTTTCCGTCGGGGACCGGCTGAAGGCGTGCAGCGGTCTGCTGAAGCTCTTTGAGATCCACGAGGAGAAGAGCAGCGCCGGAGAACGGGAACTTGCCCTCGCCGCGGCGGCTGAGCGGATCGGGCAGAGCATCGCGCCGGGCTTCGGGCCGGTGCTGGGGGATGTGCTGGTCCACGGGCATACGCACTATGATCTGCCGGGCGGGCGCGGCAGCATGAAGAGCAGCTTTGTGTCGCTGACGGTGGTGTATCTCCTGCTGCGGGAGAAGGAGGCCCACGCCCTGGTGCTGCGGAAGGTGGCCAACACGATGCGGGACTCGGTCTATGCCCAGTACCTCTGGGCGCTGGAACAATTGGGCGTGCAGCAGTTCTTCGACTGCCGCCTCAGCCCGATGGAACTGGTGTTCCGGCCCACGGGACAGAAGATCCTCTTCCGCGGGGCGGACGACCCGATGAAGATCAAGTCCATCAAGGTCCCCTTCGGCAGCATCGCGGTGACGCATTTTGAGGAGAAGGACCAGTTCGCCGGACGGGCGGAGATCCGCACGATTCTTCAGTCGACCATGCGCGGCGGGGAGCGGTTCTGGAACTTTGAGAGCTACAACCCGCCGCTGAGCCGAGACAACTGGGCCAACCTCGATTCGGCACTGGAGCGCCCGGACCGGCTCTGCCACCGGAGCACCTATCTGGAAGCGCCGCGGGAATGGCTGGGCGAGCAGTTCATCACCGAGGCCGAGAGCCTCCGGGACAGCGACGAGCGGGCGTACCGGCACGAGTATCTCGGGCAGGCGGTGGGCACGGGCGGAAACGTCTTTGAGCATCTGGAGCTGCGGGAGATCAGCGACGAGGAAGTCAGACAGTTTGACCGGATCTATATGGGCGTGGACTGGGGCTTTGCACCGGATCCCTTTGCCTTTGTCCGGCTGCACTATGACCCGGCGCGGGAGACGGTCTTCCTGATCGACGAGCTCTGCGTCCGGCGTCAGACCAACACCGAGACCGCACAGGAGCTGCTGCGGCGGGGATACCAGGACGGCATCATCACCTGTGACAGCGCGGAACCGAAGAGCGTGGCGGATTACCGCAGCTTCGGCCTGAACGCACGGATGGCGGTCAAGGAGCCGGGCAGCGTGGATTACGGCATGAAGTGGCTGCAGGGCAGGAAGATCGTCATCGACCGCCGGCGAACTCCGGAGGCGTACCGCGAATTCTGCGGCTATGAGTTCGAACGGGACCGGGACGGGAACTTCATCTCGGGCTATCCCGACCGCGACAACCACACGATCGACGCGATGCGCTATGCGCTGGAGCGGGTGTACGGGAAGTACCGGTCAAGAGCCTGAGAAATGTTAAATGATAAATGTTAAATGATCAATGAGAGAAGAGATTTATCGGAAACTGAATGAGCTGGGTTTCCCGAACGGCGGGGACGGCACGACCGAGGAACTGCTGAGCCTCTGGCGGAGCTGGTACGAGGGGAACGTCGGTCACTTTCACACATACCGGATTTACAACGGGCAGAAGCGCGTCCTCTGCCGTCGGGCGGGCCTCGGCATGGCGAAGAAGATCTGCGAAGACTGGGCCAATCTGCTGATGAATGAACGGGTGCAGATCCGACTGGAGGGAGAGCGGGAACAGTGCTTCCTCGACGGCGTCCTGCAGGAGAACCGCTTCTTCCTGATGGCAAACCGCCTGCAGGAGCAGAAGGCGGCGCTGGGGACGGCGGCCTATGTGCCCCGCGTGACGGACGGGCGGATCCGCATCGATTTCCTTTCGGCGGATGGAATCCTGCCGCTGAGCTGGGAAAACGGCCGCGTGACGGACTGCGCCTTTGCCGGCGGCCGGAGGCAGGGGGAGCGGGAACTGCTGTACCTGCAGGTGCATCACCGGGCGGACGGGAGCTACCGCATCGAGAATCTGCTCTTCGAGCGGGATGGGGACCGGCTGGAGCAGCTGAGCCTCGGCGAGGTGCCGGGCTTCGGCGGAATCCCGGAGAGCGTGGATACCGGCAGGGCGGAGCGGGGCTTCGTTCTGGACCGGATGAACATCGTGAACAACCTGGACCCCGCGTCCCCGATGGGCCTGTCGGTGTTTGCCAACGCGCTGGACCAGCTGCGGGGGACGGACGTGGCCTATGACAGCTATGTCAACGAGTTCATCCTCGGCAAGAAGCGCATCATGCTCAAGCCGGAGGCGACGAAGGACTTCGACGGCGCGCCCCTCTTCGACGCGGACGAGCTGGCCTTCTATATCCTGCCGGAGGACTCGGGCAACGAGAGCATCATCAAGGAAATCGACATGACGCTGCGCACGGCGGAGCACCATGAGGGAATTCAGGACATGCTGAATCTTCTGGGACTCAAGTGCGGCCTCGGGGAGCAGCACTACCGCTTTGAGCGAGGAAGCGTGCTCACGGCGACCCAGGTGATCAGCGAGAACAGCGTCCTCTACCGGAACGTCCGGCGGCACGAGCTTGTCCTGGAGGCGGCGCTGAAGGAACTGAGCGCCATCCTCCTGCGGCTGGGGAACGATCACTTCGGCCTCGGGCTGCGGGAAGACGCGGAGGTCACGGTCGATTTCGACGACAGCATCATCGAGGACAAGAGCCGCGACTTTGAGCGTGACTGCAGAATGCTGGAGCTGGGCGTGCTGGGGAAGGAGGAGTTTCGGGAACGGTGGAGGAAGTGAGAATGAGGAATGTGGAAAGTGAAAAGTGAAATTGATTCCACTGAGAGGAAGGGAGGAGAAGCATGAACGCAGAGACGGATGAAAGCATGAGAAGAGAGGAAGCAGACGGAGTGGAGACCGGGGGTACGGAGACAGAAGCCGCGGGCGGGACGGAGCAGAACGGAAGCGGTCCGGAGGACAGGACCGCGGCCGCCGGCAAAGGGGATGGCGCGGCCGAGCTTCGGGCGGCGCTCAGCCGGGCGGAAGAGCGCCTTACCCAGCTGGAGAGAGAAAGAAGCCTGCTCTCGCAGGGCGTGGCGGAGGAGGATCTGGACTATTACGTGTTCAAGATCGGAAAGCTCGTGACCGGGGAGAAGGACTTCGACACGGCGGCGAAGGAGTTCCTGAAGCAGCGCGGAGCGGCCCGCAGGGCGTCCGCGCCGCACAGCACCGGCGCAAGCCTGGCCGGCCGGGCCTCAGCGCCCCGGAGTACCAACGACACCATGAACAGAATCTTGAGAGGAATCTAAAGAAAAGAGGTATTTATTATGTCTGGAATGATTCAGAGAAATGACCTGGCGGGCCTGATTCCCGAGCCCGTCAGCCGCGAGATCTTTCAGGGAGTGGTGGAGCAGAGCGCCGTGCTGAAGGCCGGGCGCAAGCTTCCCAACATGACCAGCAAGACCCAGAGCATCAACGTTCTGGACATGCTGCCCATGGCCTACTGGGTGGAAGGCGACACCGGCTATAAGGAGACCGGCGCCCAGGCCTGGGAAAAGAAGCGCCTCTATGCCGAAGAGCTGGCCGTCATCATCCCGATCCCCGAGGCGGTGCTGGACGACACCAATTATGACATCTGGGGCGAGGTCAGGCCCCGCATCGTGGAGGCGATGGGCCGCCGCATCGACGAGGCCGTGCTTTTCGGCATCGGCAAGCCCTCCACCTGGCGCAAGAGCATCGTGGACACCGCAAAAGAGGCCGGAAACTCCGTCACGGAAACCACCGGGGCCAACGCGGACCTCTACGCCGACATCATGGGCGAGGGCGGCGTGATCGCCAAGGCGGAGGAGAGCGGCTATATGCCCACCGGCGTGATGAGCGCCGTCAGCATGCGGGCCAAGCTCCGCGGCCTCACCGACAAGAACGGCCAGCCCCTCTTCATCTCCAGCATGCAGGGGAAGACCCAGTACATGCTCGACGGCATGGAGATGAGCTTCCCGATGAACGGGGCCTGGGACCCGACCGAGGCCCTGATGATCGTCGGCGACTTCCACCAGCTGGTCTATTCCATCCGCCAGGATGTGACCTATAAGATCCTGACCGAGGCGACCATCGTAGATCCCGCCAGCAAACAGGTCGTCTACTCCCTGGCGCAGCAGGACATGGTGGCGCTGCGTGCGGTGATGCGTCTGGGCTGGGAGATTCCGAACCCGGTGAGCAGCTATCGTGAGACCCTGGGCAGCTACAGCCCCTTCGCGGTCTACCTGCCGGCAGAATGAACATGTACGCAAGCTATCAGGATTACGTCGAACGCTTCGGCGGGAGGGCGATCCCGGATGAGACGGAGTTCAACCGCCTCGCCCTCCGGGCCGGACCGGTGCTGGACCGGCTGACCGGCGGAAGAGCGGCAAAGTATCAGGACCGGGAGGGAAAGCTCGCGCTGGCCTGCTGCGCGGTGACAGAAAAGCTCTATGAGCAGGAAGAGCGGAGGCGGGAAAGGAGCGGGAGCCTTGTCTCCGAGAAGGTCGGGGACTGGCAGGTGAAGTATCGGAGCGGCGGAAGGGCGGAGCTGAACGCCGAGCTCGCGGCGCTGGCGGAGATGTACCTGTTCGGGACGGGGCTGCTCTACCGGGGGATCCCGGCGTATACGGAATGGTAAATGAGAAATGAGAAATGATAAATGTCCTGCCGATTCGCCCCATACGGTGTCCCTGGTTTATTTTCATAAGGGTTCTCCTTTGCTTGTTCTGCTCCGCGGCGTGATGCTTCAGGCCATGAACGGCCGGAGCGCCCAGCGCCGCGGAAGCATGGAAGAGAACGAGGCGGCGCTCTATGTGCCGCTGTCGGTGAGGGCGGAGAATACGGCGGGAGAGGCCCTGCGCTTCCTGCCGCCGCTGGAATACGCCCGCTGCCCGGAGCCGGAGAAGCACTGGACCCTGCAGGCGGAAGGGGAGAGCGCCGGGCGCTGCAGCTTCTTCGTGAAGGGCGAGATCCCGGAAGCCTGCAGCCTGGCCGAAGCACGCGAGAAATACGATTATGTTTACATCGTCGCCGGCTGGCAGCTGCATGATTACGGTTCTCCGGCCCTGCGGCACTGGGAAGTCAGGTCAAAAGTCTCGTCTCACTATTATCCGTACGGCGGCTGAACACAGACAAAAAAAGACCCCGCCTTTCGGCAGAGTCATGGAAGTGCGGTGTGTGAGGACTCAGTCCTTCTTGGCCTTGCCGGCAAAGCGCATCAGCAGGTCCAGAATTTTCAGATAGACCCAGATCACGGTGAAGACCAGACCGAAGGCCGCGGACCACTCATACTCCTTGGGATAGCCCTCTTCGACGCAGGTCTGAATCAGAGAGAAATCGCTGATCAGGAACAGTGCGGCGATCACAAGGCCGAACACATCCAGAACGAGGGCGAGGGCGGGATTGCGCACCAGCGCCATCGCATAGGGGCGGGTGAAGGGGATCACGAGACCAATGACGGTGAAGAGGCCGACAGCCAGAGAACCCAGAAACAGGGACAGCATCACGGTGCGGTACTTCTTGCCGCCTCTGATGCGGCCGGAGGTGTACAGGCGGCTCATCACCGCAACCACAGCGACCGTGAGGAGCAGGGCTTCCAGGCCCAGATACTCATAACCGGCCAGAACGTTGAAGACGAGGAAGGAGATCACATAGCCCTGGCTGATGGAATAGAGCGTGCCGGAGACGGGAATCGTCTTCCGGACGAAGATCCCGATCAGTTCGGCGACAAAGCCGACGACCATTACGGCGGTCAGGATGACGGCCTCCGTCCTGGTGAGGGTCAGAACAAATTTCCCGTAAACCGGGACCGTCTGCCAGACGGACTCTCCGTCGAAGAAGGCCTGCGCCAGCACCTGCAGCAGGATGCCGACCAGCGTCATCAGAAGGAAGAAGCCGGTCTTGGACGCAATGCCGGAATAGGTGGCGGCGTCGCCGTCGGCACGCTCCGTCACTCTGCTCAGCCGGCTCAGCACCGGATTGGAATGGAACAGAGTAGGGGCGGGCGTGGGTCTTGAAGCCAGTGTGTTCATCGTTCAACGCTCCTTTTCATCGGAATTATGATTCAAATTACCGTTCAGCCCGAAATGAGACGAGGCTCAGGCCTTGTCGTAGAGCTCCGACGCCAGCGCATAAAGGGCGTTCACATCGCCCCAGGGGTCGGTGCTGAAGCTCTTGGCTTCGGGGAGGGTGACGACCGTACCGACAACGGCATCCTTGCTGTAGCCCTGTGCTTTCATTCTGCGGATATAGTTTTCCAGAATGCCGCGGTTGATGATCTGACCGCCGCTGATGTCCTTCATCAGTTCGTCGCTGAGAATTCTCTTTTCGTTTGCTTCGTTCATGTTGTTCATTCTTTTTTCCTCCTGTATGGTACTTGTTTTTACTTTCTGCAATCTGTTTTCAACTGTGTCTGAAGTATACCATTTCCTCTGTCACAGAACAAGCACATTTTATCTCTTTTGTCCCGGAGGCCGGAGCACCTGAGATTGCTGAGGCCCGGTTGAGCTCGTTTTGGCAAGAAAGGCGGTTATGAAGATTTCTGATTTTCTTTCATGGCTCTCTGCGGCGCCGCATCTCTCCGGTGAGACGCTGAACTTCAACTATCTCCCGAGTTATTCCGGCTGGTCCCTCGCGATCCCGAAAGCGGAGACAGGCAGCGATATCCTCGGAAACGCCCGCGGGCTCTGGCAGCTGAAGATCACCCGGCGCTGCAGCATCCAGTCCAACGAGGACCGCCTCGCCGTTGTCGAAGCGCTGGAGGATCTCGCCACCTGGGCCGAAGAGCATCCGCCGGAGAACGCCCGACTGAAAGTAAGCGGCTTCCCCGAATTCACCGGGCGCAACAACTCCGGTATCGAAGACATTTCAATTACCATGAATGTGGAAAGTGTAGAGTGAAAAGTGTAAATGATTGTATGCCCTCCGGGCATGGTTCTAAATCGTGCGAAGCACACTGCAATTCCACATTCCACTTTCCAAATTTCACTTTCTAAGGAAGGAGGCCATCTTGTGGCCGAACTGACTTTCAACACTCCATCGGGCCAGACCATTGCCCGAGAACTTCTCATCGCCTATCTCAACACCGGCACCGTTTCCGCGCCGGTCTGGAGCCCCCTCGGCAAGCGCGTGGAGGACAGCTCCACGGAGCTCGACTGGGAGAGTGAGATCACCCGCGACATCCTCGGCTCGACCTACGGCACGCTGAAGAAGCCGAAGATCACCCAGACCTTCGACCCCTGCGACCTGGACGGCGCGGACGCCGCGCAGCTGAAGATCTGGAACCTGGCCGTGAAGGATCAGGACGCCCAGGCCCTGGCGGCCCAGGACATGCTGATCGTCCATTTCTACGCAGGGGAAAGCGCCACGCCCTTTGCCGAGCGCTATGCCTCCTGCATGATCGAGGTCACGGGCCTCGGCGGCGAAGGCGGCGGCAACGTGGGCATGCCGATCTCCATCACCTACGGCGGTACCCGCACCACCGGCACCGCCTCCCGCAACGCAGAAACCGGCGCCGTGACGTTCACCGCAGCGTGAAGCACGGGGGACGGTTTTCTGTGTTCCCCGCAAAACACAGAGAACTGCTCCCCTGTGCCAGTGGAAAGGAAAAAATTGTGAAATCTCTCAACCTCAACCTCGGCGTGGAGGACTACCTCCTCGCCGGGAAGGTGGCGGTCTCGTTCAACCCCACCGACATGAACTTTCTTGAACGCCTCTCCCGTGCCTTCTCCGAACTGGACGCCCTCCAGGAAGAGGTTCGCCAAAGCCGTGAAAAAATCACGGACGACAGGGAAGTGTTCCCCATCGCCCGTGAGCTGGAC